CAGACGAAGGTTTGGACAAAGCTGGTCGTGCAAAAGAAGTTGCATACCAAACTTTGAAAATCGCCAAAGAGCAAAAATTGGACATCGAAAAAGCACTTTTCGACAACAATGCTCGCGCTGCTGGTAACTCCACCACAGCCCGTGAACTTGCTGGCGCTCCTGCATGGATCACCACCAACACCGACCACGGTGCTAACGAAGGTGCTGACCCAACTGGCGACGGTACAGATGCTCGTACTGATGAGACCACAACTTTGATTGCGTTCTCACAGGCTCGTTTCGACGGCGTTATGCAGTCCATCTGGGAAGAAGGCGGCAAGCCAGACACAGTTTATTTGTCTGCTTTCCAAATGAATGTAGCTCTGGGCTTCACAGGTAACAACAACCAGCGTTCAGCAGTTCAAGCTGGCGATGAGCGTGTTATCAAATCCTTGGCAGTATATGTAACCCCTTGGGGAAGCGTAGAATTTATGCCAAGCCGTGAGAACCGTTCCCGTGACATCTTCATCATGCAAGATGACATGTGGGAAATCGCATCCCTGCGCGGCACAAAGAACGTAGCTTTGGCAAAAACTGGCGACAACACTACTCGCCAAGTTGTAACAGAGCTTACACTTTGCGCCAAAAACGAAGCTGCCAACGGCGGCATCTTCGACAACACAACTTCTTAATTGTGTAAATTGGGGGCGGCTTGTGTCGCCCCCTTTCACCATCTGGAGGCTTAAATGAAAAAAGTTATTGTAAATGCACTGAAGATGAAGTGCAGCAAAGGCCGGATTGAGAAGGGCGAAACAGTTATTCTCTCCGACGAAGAAATTGAAAAAATCACCAAAATTCGCCCAGCCATTTTAACTGTGCTGGAAGAGGTAAAGCCAGTGGCCGCTGCGCCCGCTAAACCCGCAAAAACCAATGGCGCGAAGGTTGCCAAAAAGCCAACTAAAAGGTCGATCAATGTTAAAAGCAAATCACTCAACTAAGGTCTCGGAAAAGTTTACTGTTGATGATGATAAAATCATTATCAAGAAAACCTTTGACGCCTCCCACATGCTCAGGGACGTGGCACAGGCGCGTGAGGTAGCGCAGAACAGCTTTGGCTCGGACTATAAGCACGTTGGCAACGTAGACATGGGCTTGCTGGCCGTATGGCTTAAAGAGGCAGGCGTGTCATGGACTGATACCCAAGCGGTCAAAGATGTGTTAAAACGTAAGTTGGCAAGCAACGAATTTAGCGCCCTTCGGGTCTGGGAAGGCAGTTACTGAAATGGAAATGGACGCGATCTTGAATATACTATTCGGAGTTGTCATCGCTGGCATTAGCTGGTGGTTAAAGACGCAACGCGAAGAGCTGGATCGCCTTCGTATTCTGCTTAATCGAACCCGCGAAGAAATGGCTAAAGAATACGTCACAAAGTCTGACAGCTCTGAGGTTCTTTCTCAAATTATGAACAAGTTTGATCGGCTTGAAGAGAAAATTGACCGACTAATGGAGCGGTAAGATGATTGAGGTTCTCGCTCTCGCAAGTGCGGTTAGCACTATCGCAGGCGGGATCAGTTCCGCCGTGCAGGCGGGCAAGGACGTTGGCTCTGTGCTGCCGCAGTTTGGCAAGCTGGCCAAGCTCGAGGCTGACATTCACCTCGCGGAGCAAGGCCGACACAAAGGCCCGCTGGGCAGGCTTACCTCTACTGAGGAGGAAGGCTTTGCAATTGCCAATGCCAAGATGAAGCACAAGGAAGCTATGGACACGCTCCGCAGCCATTGCCGCCTGTATGGCCCGCCGGGTATGTGGGAGACAGTACAGCGTGAGATGGGCGCAGCCAGAGCGCGGCAGAAACGTGCGCTTGAGGAGCAGGCAGCAAAGCGTGACCGCATCTTTTACTTCATTACAATCGCGATTGCCTGCACAGTGTTTGCCGTGGGCAGCGGCGGCTTGCTATGGCTCGCAGCCTTGCTAGCGGATGAGGTGAGATAATGTGGGTGCTTCTTTGGTTTCAGCTTTCTGCAAGCGTCGTTCACTTCGAGGTCGGGCAGTATGGCTCTGAAAAAGATTGCACGGATGAGCTGCGCAAGGCGTCTGTTCTAGTGACGAAAAACAATGAATATTTGCAGTGCTTGAAAATTGGAGTTAGCCAATGACTGAATATGACCTGAACGGCAATGGTAAGATTGACCTAGATGAGCGCGAGCTTATGCTTGAGGATCGACGCTTACGCATGGAAGACGCCGACCACAAGCGCGACGCGCAGTTACGCATGACGTGGTTCGCGCTTTTTGGATTGTTAATCTATCCTGTTGGTATCGTGGCTGCTGACATCTGGGGTTATGACACCACAGGTCAATTGCTGGCAGACATAGCACCCACATACTTTATAGCTATATCGGGCCTTGTTGCTGCGTTCTTTGGATTTAGCGCAATGGGGGCTAAGAAATGATCGGCCAGATAATCGGGTCACTCGGCGGTCTGGCTGCAAGCTACATTGACGGCAAGACTGCCGTGAAGAAAGCGGAAGCCGAGACCAAGATGAAAATTGCTACTGGCGAGATCAGCTGGGAGCAGGCTGCTATCGAGGCCAGCAACAATTCGTGGAAGGATGAAGCGTGGACAGTGGCGTTCATAGCCATCGTGCTTGGCAGCTTCATACCGGGCATACAGCCTTACATGGCGCAGGGTTTCGCTAATCTGGACGCTGCGCCTCAGTGGTTTCAGTGGGCAATGTATGCCAGCATCGCGGCGAGCTTTGGCATACGCACAGTAAAGGGGCTAAAGAAGTAAATGTTTCTCGCGGCCATCCTGATATGCCAGACGCTAAACGCGAAGTCTTGCACGGTGATCGCAAACTCAAATAATATATGGTATAGCGAAGCTGAGTGCCAAGCCGACGCGATGAACTTTGCGATGGAGTTGGCTGACAAGGGCTTTTTGGTCAAACCGTATTGTTTCAAAGTTGGAGAAAATACATGAGTAGAGCTACACCAGCTAAGGGCAAAGCCCGTGTCAAAGTCACATCAAGCGGACGTAAAGTAAGCTACGGTCAAGCGGGCAAAGCGAAAGACGGCGGCCCACGGGTCAAGCCCGGCACATCCAAGGGCGATGCGTATTGCGCACGTTCTGCCGCGCAGAAGAAAAAGTTTCCCAAGGCTGCGGCTGATCCAAACAGCCCGCTAAATCTTTCACGCAAGCGCTGGAAATGCTCCGGCACTAAATCGAAGAGGACTTAATGAAATGGCAAAGCTTACACCTGCACAAAAGGCTAAGGCCAAAGCAATGTCTGCTAAAAGGGGCGTTAAGTATCCAAACGCTTGGAGCAACCTTGCCGTGGCCAAGGGCCAAAAGCCCAAGAAAAAGACAACAGCGAAAAAGACAACAGCATGAGCAAGGCAATGGCAACGCTCCAAGCTAAAATCGGCGCAACAGCCGATGGCGAGTTTGGCCCAAATACAGCGCGAGCAATCGCAAAACACTTCAACCTATCCCCGGCGCGTGGCGCACACTTGATGGGTCAGGCATCTCATGAGAGTGGTGGCTTCAAGCGAACCCGTGAAAGCCTGTATTACAGCACGCCAGAGCGCATCCAAGCTGTCTGGCCATCACGCTTCCCAACTGTTGCCGATGCAGAGCCGTATGCCAAAAACCCAACCGGTCTTGCTGGCAAGGTTTACGCTGGCCGCATGGGTAATGAGAATGAAGCGCAGGCCAGCCTGTACATTGGTCGGGGATTTCTTCAGTTGACCGGGCGCAATAATTATCGGGCGTTTGCGTCCGACATGGGAATGCCAAAGGTTATGACAGACCCAGACTTGGTGGCTAACGAATATGCCTTTGAGACTGCGCTGTGGTTCTTCAATAAGAATGGATTGTTTGACATTGCTGACGAGGGCGTGACGGATGACGCTATCAAGCGCATCACGCGCCGTGTGAACGGCGGCTATCATGGCTTGGATGATCGGAGCAACCAGAGCAAGAAAATCCACACTTGGCTCATGGCTTAGTTTAGCCAAGTTAGCTAAGTTAGCTAAGTGGCGAAGCAAGATCAAAAAGCCAGCGCGGCGGTAGGTAGGGCCGGAGAGCATTTAGCTCTCGCCTACTTATCGCTTGCTGGCTACATCTGCACGCTCTGCCAGATCAAAGATCACGATGCGTATATACAGACGGATACACAGACGCTGACCTTGCAAGTGAAGACAGCCAGCAAGACGCATAAAACCAGCAGAAGTTACGCATTCCACACGCCCAAAAAGAATGTAGATGTGTCAGACGTGTTTGCGTTTGTATCCATTGAATTAGGCGCTGTGATCTTCCGCCGAGGTGACGAGCTGACTTCTGTGACAACATACATTTCGCCAGAGGAATTTATGGATGAAAAGCAGTCGATGCAAAAAACATTCGACAGCTTCAAATAGTTGCTTGTGGGTTGGTGTATGGTTGATTAGAAAGTCTGAGTGGGTGGCTCAACCGTAACCTTTGTTTATTGGTTTTGCGTTACCGAATGTGCCAACATCACGCCACCCACACGACCTCAAAATATAATGCCGACCAGCGCCATCAAGCCAGCGCCGCTTGCAAAGCCAAAGATGGCTCCTACAAGTCCGGCGATGTGAATTTTACGCTCTACCTCTTCGTCAATCATCTAAACTCTCCACCATTTGTATTCTCTCGCCAATCCAACGCATAACCGGAACAGCCATTGAGTTGCCCATAGCCTTGTATCGAGGCCCATCTGGGCAATCTTCTGCTGGCTTATTGCGCCACGGTATCTGCGTGAAGTCGTCAGGGAAGCCTTGCAAGCGCTCACATTCGGTTGGGGTCAAGCGTCTGACTTGTGTACCCTGCGAAATAGAATTTCTTGGCGCGCCTTGCGGTCCTCTTATTAACGGCCCCATAAGCTCTTTCGCTGCGTTCAAGTCGTGGTCAATCCCAAAAGCCACCGCTGGCGTCTTACTCTTGTCCAGCGTTGGCTTGACTTCCGTTGACACGCTGTCGCCTTGGTTGGCGCTGTTTTGCGCGCCGAAGGCTATTGGCAAGGTTTCTGTTGTCGGATCGTATGCGCTGCCAGTGCGTGTTGTAAGGCACTGAGCCACAATGGCTTCCGCCTCTACTCGCTGGTTTCCTGTGCGACTGAATGGAGCGCCTTGTGTAACTGTGGGGGCAGCTTCTTGCCCCGCTTCTCGGCTCGGCGCAGGATGCCCTGACAGGCTTTCGCGCTCAAAAAGAACCGCTGCGGCACGTCTCCAGTCTCCAAGGTATCCGACAACGAACACACGGCGGCGTCGCTGGGCCACTCCGAAGTATTGAGCGTCAAGCACTCTGTAGGCGAACCCATACCCGAGCTGGCCCAGCGCCCCGAGGAAGGTTCCAAAATCCCGTCCTCGTTGGCTAGACAAGACACCGGGGACGTTCTCCCAAACCAGCCACTTGGGCTGATATTGTGCAGCAATGGCAAGATAGGTGAGCATGAGATTTCCCCTTGGGTCATCAAGTCCCTTGCGAAGTCCTGCGACTGAAAAACTTTGGCAGGGGGTTCCTCCGACCAAAAGGTCAATTGATCTGTCAATGGGCCACTCCTTAAATTGTGTCATGTCGCCAAGGTTAGGGACATCTGGGTAATGATGCGCCAGCACGGCGCTTGGGAACTTTTCTATCTCGCTAAACCACTGCGGCTCCCATCCAAGTGGATGCCACGCGGCAGTGGCGGCTTCAACGCCAGAGCAAACTGAGCCGTATTTCATGTGTCACCCTCATCAAAACAGTTATTCAACGGCTGAATAGGTTGCTTGCTAAACACCCATCGCCACTGCCGCTTGGTGTAGCCCGGAACCTCAACAAAATCACGCACACGATAAACCTTGTTCGCCTGCCACATTTTCTTGAGGTAGCTTGACGTTCGAGGAACGCTGTCACCCAGCAGCTCAGCCGCCTCTGCTGCCGTCACGCGCTGGTCATACGGTATTAGCGAAAACAGGCGATTGCCTTGGTCAATGCTGTGCTGTTTGCTGGCATCGGCTGCGCGCTGCATAGATGGGGCCATAGTTGTCGGCCTTCGAGGGCCAGTTGGCAGGGCCTCACGTTTGTGCTGGCGATACATGAGCGTTTCAAACTCCCACAGGCAGTGGCCGTATGTGATCTCAAAGCGCTCGTGCTTATCGGTCACGCCCTCCAGCTTGGCCCTCAACCGTTCTGCTGCATCTTTTTCATATCGCGCTTTAGCAGATCGAGAAGCGCTTGCTGCTCTTCCAGCCGCTGCTTCAAGTTTGGCCGCATCGCTGTCTTCTGCTCCGTCAGCATTATGCTGTTGTTGCGCTCTAGCCTTTTTATAATAATCTGAGTTTGGTCCGTACTCACGTTTTTTCCTTTCAAGTTTTATGTTTGCTGCCGAGCATATGCGGGCAATTGTTGACGGTGATACGCGCAGCAATTCAGCCGTCTCAATCTGTGACATGCCTTGCTGAGCGCAGTCAAGAACGTGGCGGGTGAGCGCATCTGGATCGTATTTCATTCGTCTTCCTCGCAAAATAAGCCACAGTCGGGCATAGTTTTCAGTGGGCGACCCTTCGCCTTGGGGTCAAGTTCATCAAGAAAGATGCGCTCGTTCTTTACGCGCACAAGCCTTGCTCCAAGTCTGCGTGATTGCTCTGCGCGCTGGTCAAAAACTTCTGGAAACTCGCGGCGTACCAAGTTCCAATATGTCGGGCTGGTCGCCTTTACACAGCCAATGCAGTTAGCGTTTGGAAACCCGCGCCCGTAAATTTCAGGCAACTTTATGCCAGCGGCGCGGATCATGTCGGCGCAATCATTCTTTGTCATGTTGGCGTCAATCAGGATCGGCAATACATTGTCGCGCTCAGTCATAACGAACCTGTCATGCCTGTTGCGCTCATCAACAGTAAAGCCAAGGACATGCCAATCAACTGGATGGCTCTCCTCCCACTCTTGGCGAGCGCGCTTTTTAAGCTCAACCGTACATGGTGCGCCGTGTGGGAAAGCCATGCCCTTGCGGCGGTCAAATACGTCAACCACAGATGCCAATGGATATTTTGAATTGACTGCGTATTGAATATCAATGCCAACCCATTTGGCTACATCTTCAGCAAAACGCTTATTATCGTGATGCTCCTCAATGACAGGATTGTTGACAGCGTAAACATTGTCAGCGCCATACTTGTCAACGGTTAGCTTGAGTGCCGCCGCGCTGGCCGCGCCGCAAGAAAACCAGACTGCAATTTTCATTGGTAATCCTCCAAGGGGTCTATCTGGCCTATGCCGTTGCAGACTTCGCATTCCTCCATGTGGCTTCCAAAGTCGCCGTGCCAAGTTGAGCTTTGGCGAACCCAGACATCGCGCTCAACCTCGCCTTCGCCATCGCATTCAGGGCAGTTAATCCAATCTTCCATAGCCTTCCTCCTTATACGTTTTTGCATTTGCCTTCGTTGTCAGTGAACCAAACATGGCCATCGTTTATAACCATGTGGCCAGCGCCAATAAGCGCGTCTACAGCTTGCTTGTATGTGGAGCGCGGATTTGCGGCTGAGGACACCTTGCCTATGAAGTGGTCTTTCAACGTCTCTTCAGAGATAACCCAATATGTTCTCGGCTCTGGCCACCCAACCCCTCCGGGGTTTGGTTGCCCGACACCCTCACCGCGCAGCTGTGTAAACACCTTGCGGATCAAGACTTGGTTCTTGCCCTTGATGCGTGGCTTGTTGGCCTCTTCAATCTCGCTTTCAGTGGCCTGCACAACAGTACAAGTCGTAACGCTGTCACCATCCTCATCAACGCCAAGCTCGATGACGTTTAACTTAAACTGAAATATAACGCCCGTTTCCATGTCACGCTGTTTCGTGGCTTTTGCCGTGCGCAGGCCAGTGTTCTCATCGTAATCAAGCTCAATCTCTGTATCGGTCGCAGCGCGTAGACTTGAGTGGCCACGCGCGCCAGCGGCTTTATCCTTGCCGGAGTGGTGAACAACGTCCAAGTGTGCGCTTGTAATCTCGCGCAGCTTATCGCAGTTGCCGATAAACTTTGTCATATCCTCTGGCGAGTTTTCATTGCCGCCAGCCATTGAGCGGCTGAGCGTGTCAACAAATATGCACTTCACCTGACCGTGCTTCTTTGACACCTCGCGACACAGCTTCTCAAGCACAGCCATGTCAACTTCGCCGTCAAGCAAGTTGACCGGGGCAGGGCGCACAGCCAGCTTCACATCCTTATGCTCTGGATACTTTTTCCTTAGCGCAACAACGCGATTGTGGAACGCCATGCCGCCCTCGGTCGCGAGGTATAAAACGGAACCGCCAATAACCTTGTGGCCATTCCACTCCTCACCGCAGGCAATGTGCCATGCAAGGTCAAGCGCAAAGAATGACTTGCCCACGTTTGACGGGCCATAGATCACAGACATCTGGCCCTCGCCAAGCCAGCCCTTCACAAGATAGTTGCGACTAAGCTGGGGAATGGCCTCATCCGGCATGAAGATTTGATCCATGACGCTCTGCACGGTCAATGCTTTCTTCGCCGCTGCCGGACCTTGGTTTACCCATACGTCAGAATAATCCCAGCCCTCCATGTCGGGCAGGATGTATTCAACGCCCAGCTCAGAGAAAGCGCGCTCGCACTCTTTGCGCCCGGCATCGTCATTGTCGCCTGCAATGACAAGCTCGGCATCTGGCTTGGCTTGTTGCAGGTTGTCAATCACAGCCAAAATGTTCCCTGCATTTAGAGCAAACACGCATGGCTTGCCCGTGGCCTCATGCACAGTCGCGGCTGTTGCCCAGCCCTCTGCAACATATGCAAACTCACGAATGGGTCCGCCAATCACGCTAAAGTTGCCAATCACGGGAAGCTGGTAGGAAAACTTTTTCTTTCCGTCAGCATCAATGAACTGCGCGCCAACGCGCCTGCCCTTCACGTCAATGATCGGGATGGTTAGCGTGTCGCCGTCAATCTTGGCGTTGTGCAGTTTAATCTTTTTCTTCTCAAGGTATGGGTGACTGCTCATGGGGTCACGCTCCGGCCATTCAATATCAACTCTCGTTACCTCCACTGTCGGCGTATGCCCCGGCTGGGGCCAGAGAGACATATCGCGCAGCCTGTCCTTGATGGCCTTATAGTCATTGCACTTGCGGCAATGAACCATGACCTCGCCTTGAAACTCTTTAATCCAAAACCGATCCGTGCCAGCGCAGGATGGGCATGGGCCATGATACTCGCCCTGCGCAGTCTTTTTCAACTCAAGACTGCGAATGATCGTGTTGCCAAACTCCGACCAGCGAGCGGCTGGAAACTTGCTTTCGCGGCTAAGATCGGCTACCATTTTATTATACTCCAAGCAGGGGGGTGTTCGTGTATCTATTGTATAGCCCGACACTTTTGTGCCGGGCTATACTTTTTCTTAAAACGGGATTTCGTCGTCAAGACCAGCATGTGCTGCTGGCGATGGTGTAGATACAGGCATTGCAAATGGATCATCCGCAGCTGCCACTGGCGTTGCCGTCACGCTAGACGTAAAGCCACCAGAGACCGAAGTGAACGGATCATCTGAGCCTTGCATCTCTGCAAGCTCCAAGACCTGCACAGCACGCAGCCTAAGCGAAACGCCATTCAGGCTGCCTGTATTGTACGGCACAACAACAACGGCCACGTTGACCTTGCTTCCGCTGGTCAGCATGAAATCATCCGGCAACTTATTGCGCTGGGCATCAACTTGCTTTGGTGGCTGTGTCTTGTCACCACCGTAAGCACCTTTCAGCTTGCACTTGCCGACGACTTCGCCATCGTCATTGCGTTTGTATGGAAGCATTGCTGGCTTCTCTGGCCATTTGCGCTTCGTGTCCAACGCCGCAGCGTTAGAATATGCCTCCATACAGATACGATGAAGCTCCTTTGCCTTCTCATCGGACATTACGAAGCTCATTTCGTATGCTGCGCCGTCATCAAACGCATCGCATTTCACTGACTTGTTCTCGTAAGTATCGAACTTGTAAGTGGAATTTAGGCGCGGGTAACGTGCGACGACTTCTGTAATCATGTGTTGCATTTTGCAACTCCTCTCAATGTTGTGCAGCACCCCTGCACTGGGATAGGTTAAAACGCTTCTTCACTGTCCAGCCAAGCTGGCAAGTGGATCGTGTTCAAGTCAGGCCAATTCGTGACATATTCCTCAGTCTCAATCGCCTGCTTTATGTCAACCAATGCAGAAAGCATACGGTTGTGAGCGTGGCGCAAATACATCTCAGAAAGCTCATGGCACGCTGTGACGTGCGGCGCGTCCTTCTCGATGCAGATGAAGATAAAGTTCTCCACACGAATGCCGTTCAGTTTCAAGACGTGCATGTAAAATGCAGCCTGCAAATCGTAACCGAACTGACGCACAGAACGCTCAAAGCCTCGCGGTGATGCGTCTTGGGTCGTTTTGATGTCCAGTACAATGCCTGCGTTGCGCAGGAGGCCATCTGGGCGCGTCTTTAGGTCAATGTCAATGTCTGGATCAGTGGCGAAGAATGAAGCCTCGGCCAACATGTCAGGATTTGTGAGCAAATGATTTGCCATGCGGTTTTGCAGGCAGGCATCTGCCATTTTGTTTGCCAAATCATAATCTGCCTCGGTGAGCAATATCTTGCCAGCGTCATCGCATTCATCTTTCAGGTCAGACCATGCCTTGCCGCGCCGCGTCTCAGGGCCACGCACAACAAGGTTTTTCTCTGGCTCCAACAGGTAAGCGTGAACCGCGCTGCCCAGTGCAAATGCCGGGCTATCCTTACGCTCAGCGCCGAACAAATGCGCAATGCTTTTGTTTGCTGCGGTCTTGATTGCAGTCGAGCCAAACGCATGATGCGCGTGATACTCTTCGTTTGACATGTCTTCCGATTTAATAATTGTCATTGTGTTTCCTCCATTTTCTCATTGTTCGCATATATGTTTTGCATATGCAATACCTAATTCAGGGGGGGAACTTCTTTTATTTTTTTAGAAGTTCTATTGTTAAGGGGGTAACAACTTCACGAAGTCATTACCCCCTTAACGGACAGGCTGGACATGTCCGGACTTTGTCCTTTTCTGTTCAGCTCTTATCCCAGTCTCCTCCTCAACAAGGTCACGCAAGGCCTTTAAGTGTATGTCAGATGATTCCTCAACTATTGATACAATCAAATTCCTTACCACCATACCCTTTAGCCAGATAATCGGAGACTCGCCTCGATAGATCGTTACTTGACTGTTGTATGAGAAATTTCTTGCATCATCATAGAACTTAACACCTTGGCTTGAGTGTGTTCCGTTTACACTAATAGTTTCATGTTCGCAGTTGCCCGGCCCAATTCCGATACGCTTGGGGTCAAGAAATATACTCATCACACCACCTCAATAAATGTTTTAGCCGCTGCGGCCCATAATATCATTGTTGGACGCTTCTGGCCCACGCGATTAAACACGTCTGCCTTGGCAATCTTGCCGGAGTTAAAGAGGCGCTGGGCTGCGTTGCCTGCTGTTTTGTGGTCAAGCTCAAAATAATCCGCCAGCTCTGCGGTGGTGTGATACCCGCCAGCGGCAAGAATAAAGCGCAGCATTTCTGCGTCTAATGCTTCATTATTTAATGTTTGCGAATTATCTATGATTGCTTTTTCGCAAACTTCTCCATCACGCTGCAACTTCACGGCCTGCCACGGCGTGCCTTTGTCTGACTTGTCTTGATAGTTAGGCACAAGCACAGCGTTTATTTCATCGCCCGGCGCAAGGTCAAAGCCGTCAGCGATGTGAACCGGGATAAAAACCTGCCCCTGTGTTTCGGTATCGCAGGCAAATGCAAAGCCATGTGCGTGCGCGTTTGTTATGATGATCTTATTCATTTTGCTTCCTTCAATTTAATGCTGCGGGCAGTCGCCCATAGTTTCTCAAGCGGCAATAGGTTTTCCTGATCCATTGCCCAGCCTTTGCCGTGGCCAAGGTCAATCTCATAAGCCTGATCTAAAAAATGCGTGCGGGGTATGTAGCCCACAACGTGCATACGGTCAGGCGCTTGCTGGCACACCAGAATAGAGCAATCAGCCTTGAATGCCTCGCGCTTCTTAAACAGTAGCCGCCCGGTGGTGTAGAACGTGGCCTTCACGTCTACAGAAATATTATCCAGCCACACGTCTCGGCCATCATCTACGCCAACGGCGTGGATGTGGTCGAGATCAAACACCTTCGACACGGCAAGCTCAGCCTTTACGCCCAGCAAATCCAAGTCAGCGTCAGACCTGCCCTTGTCACGGCGCTGATTAACAACGCCAGATGCTCGGGCCAATTGCCAACGCATTGCTGCGGCCTGATTGCATTGCGCAACCTCTTTTTGCGTTAGGCTTACAAGCATGGCGTGTCCTATCTAAAATGGCGGTTCTTGATCCGGGTGTGCCGGAACCCAACCCCCGAAAGGTTCCGGCACACTATTGGTTTGAGCATCCCGCAACGCTACAACGGGGCCGAACATTTGCATCAAAAACGTCGGCAGATGCTCAGACCAAATCACTTGCGAGCCTTCGCAGCAGCTCGCGCAAGCACAGCGTCAGCGGCTTGCGCTGCGCGCTCATCGTCGCGCATGTCATGCTCAAGCATGACGTTTAAAACGCCCTCGCAAATATCAACGCGGGTCTCATGGCCAAGTCCAAATGCCTCAAACATCGTGCATATGACAGAGCCTAAATGGCCGTTCTTCATTTTGTCAGGCAAGGCCATCAAAAAATCTTGCGTGGCTTGCGCAATTTGCTCCTCACGTTCAGTCATAGCCCTTGCTCCTCTTTCTCCAGCACAATGCTAATAATTGAGCGGTGAATGCCTGTGTCGCCATCCAAATCAAGCCCATCCCTTACAAGCGCATGATGTATTTTGCGCCGAGCAGAAACAGATGCGCGGCTCAAACGTGTTTTCTGTGGGTGTGACCAGCTCCAGAACTGAGCCACACCCATATAATCCGGCGAGCCAATAAACTCGCGGTCAATCTCTGTGAGCTTGCACAAAGCGTTGAACGTAACGTCAGGCAATCCAACCTTAATGCTCATCGACTTCGCCCTCCCATATGATGCCATGCTCGGCAAAGCGTTCCATTTGATACTTGTTGGGCTTGGTGTTCATAAGGCCAGTGATGCGCGGATATATGCCACCAAAGTCTTTAGCTTGCCCGAAAGAGAGGCGTGGGACACCGCCAGCATCTCCGCGAAGCGCGTCGGCAAGAGCAAGAGATTTCTTGCCGATTTCGCGCTTGTCTTCGTTTTCAGATGTGTTCCAGCTGTATTCTTCG